GAAATGGGAAGTATGTATATGTTCAAGTATGATGCTAAACATAAAGATACGTTACCATACTGGGATAGTTTCCCACTGTGTTTACCTATAGAACCATCTCCTGGTGGATTTTATGGTATGAATTTACACTATCTTCCATATGGACTAAGGGCTCAATTATTAGGAAAGTTGTTAGAAACTGCTGATAGCAGAACTTTATCTAGCGATTCTCAGATGGGTTATAATTGGGATATGTTAAAAAATGCTTCTAGATTTCCTGAAGTTAAGCCTTGTGTAAAAAGATATCTGACTACGCAGATGCAATCTAGATTTTTGAAGATTAATCCACAAGACTGGAAAGCCGCAATATTCTTGCCAGTAGAAGACTTCAACAAAGCATCTCGACAAAAGGTGTATAGAGACAGCAGGGAAATGATTTAAATGGCAAAGACAACAAACGCAGAAAATGTTACTCCAGAAAATAAAGGACAATTAGTTCTTTCATATCCCCATGAGGTTGATAAGACAGATAACATAGAAGATCCTATGTATGTACATTCTACTAGATTCACTATTCTTAGTAGAGCAAAGTCTTCAACTCTTAAAGGTGGTTCTTTGGGTTCAAGTAAACCAATAGAAGTTGCTGTTGGATCTCAGAATCTTGCAATTGAAGATGGTATGGTAGGAAGGATATTAGGTGTAGGAGCAGGAGCCGCTGCCATTGGCACAGCACTTAAGGAACCCGCGGCTGCCATTGGAGTAGGTTTGGGTGCCGCAATTGCTGACCTATTCAATTTGGGTGGAGATGATGGAGGCACTAGTATTGTTGAATCTACTGCGGAAAAAGTTGGAGAACTTACAGAAAAAGTTGCGAAATACGCAGGAGAAATTAATCCAATAGTAAGAACAGAGAAGATAATTAAATTATATACACCACAATCTCCGCAAGAAGAATATGCCGCTGGTTGGACAGACGTAGAATTTGGATTAGCTGGTGCTATGGCAAATTCTGGACAGTCTCTAGTGGATCAAATAAAAAGTATCCAATCTGGTGAGGGAGAAGGTAGAGAACGTGCTATAAGACTTCTTACTGGTATGTCTAATATCACACAAGCCGCGGGGTTTAATTTTAGACTGCAAGATGCAATTGAATTACAAACTGGTAAGATACCAAATCCATTTAAACAGCAGTTATTTAAAGGAATGAACTTTAGATCATTTGCGTATACATTTAAATTTATTCCAAGAAATGCGGCAGAACTTGCATCGACATATAAAATCATTTCTACATTTAGAGAACATATGCATCCAGAACAAACTGGTGATTTCTTTATCATGTACCCCTCTACTTTCGAAATCGAATATCAGTATAGAGGTGCAACAAACAAGTGGTTAACAAAAATTGCTGACTGTGCATTGGTCAATATGAAAGTTGATTTTGGTGCAGGTGGAGCATTAACAACTTTTCAAAATACAGGCGGTGCACCAACTGAGATAACTGTAGAAATGCAGTTTAGAGAACTTGCACTTATCACAAGAGAACATTTTAATGATTGGGATCCAACAGAAGGATTCGATGTAGATAGTTCCGGTGGTAATCAAGGACAAGATGCTGAAGCAAATAATACCCAAGATGCAACGAAAGAAGCCGATGCAAATATTAAAGGAGATAATCAATAATGTTTTTTAGTCAGTTTCCAATAGCGGCTATCGAAGTTGAAGGACAACTTATTAATTATCCTGATATTTTTAGAAGAGTTGCAGTAAATGATCTTTTTAAAAATTTAGCCTATATTGATACATATACAGTTCAAGATGGTGAGAAACCGGAACATATTGCATATAGACTATATGAAAATGCTCAGTATCATTGGATTGTTATTCTAGCAAATAATATTACCAATATGCATAAAGAATGGCCAAAAAGCCATGATGATCTTATTTCTATGTGTAAAGATAAGTATGGAGATAATGAAGTTTATGGTACACACCATTATGCATTTAGTGCAGATAGGACAGTGCAAACAGATTACGATGAAGCGAAAGTATCTTCTGGTGAAATTGTTTCTGTGAGTAACTACGATTATGAAGCTAGATTGAATGATGATAAATCAGAAATTCAACTTTTGAAACCAGAATATGTCCAGCAGTTTATAGGGCAATTTAAACAACTTATAAAGAAATAATTAAATGGCTAGAGAAACTCCAGACGGCGCAGGAGCAATAGATATAGATGAACTTTACATTACTCTTGCGGGTAATGTGGTTATTGATTTGCGTGAGTTTTTTCAAAACATAAAGATATATGAAAATATCTTTCAACATTGTTTGTTTGTAGAAATGGCTATTAGTGATTCTGCTAATATATTAGGAAGACTTGATATATCTGGAAGCAGTACGGTTACAATGAAAGTTCGCTCACCTTTTTTGGACGATGAAGAGGCATATCATAAAACATTTTCTATATTTTCTGTATCTGATAGGTTAGTTAAAGATGATAGAAAACAATATTTTGTATTGAATTTAATATCTATTGAAGGTATGAAAGATTTATCTACTAAATTTTCTCGAAGATTTAAAGGGTCTACTGAGAAAATGGCAAAAGATATGTATGAAGATTTTATTCAAGAAAAAAGAATAAGAGATAGAGATGGAATTTTTAAGAATAAAACTCCTTTAACAATTTTAGGAACACCACATAAATCAAATAATTTTACTTTCACTGCAACAAATTGGTCTGCATTTGAGTGCATGGAATTTATTGCAAAAAATATTGATCCTGCAGATGTTGGTGGTAAATTAGTAATGCCCAATAGTCTGTTTTTTGAAACAAGAACAGAATTTGTAATGGGTTCTTTAACCGAACTTATAGTAGAACAAAAAAACAGAGAATTGTTGTATGACGAGTACAACTTATTACCTTCTGGTTATGGTGAGCATTTAGAAGGCGAAAGAAAAAGTTTAGGAAATTTTAAGTATACAAGTCCTTTTGTATCACCTCAATATAGTACTGTTCTTTCAAGTGATATGAAAAACTATTTTAACGAATTAGACAATCAGCAATCTGGTTATTATGGTAGCACAACAGTTGGAATTGATATGATTACAAAACAAAACTATCATATGGTATTTGATTATACTTCAAAAGAAGAGGGAAGAAATAAAATACCTAAATCATATGATGACTTTGTACATCTATCAGAAGATAGTCCTATAGAAGCAAAGCCAATATTCTCTCCAGCGGCAATAATGAATGTTAGAATAGGCGCATCAAACTTGTACAATGATTCTGATTTTGGATATAATTTAAATTATTTTGAAAACTTAACTTATAGAAATACTGCAAAGGCAGAATTGAAAAGAATTAGTATGCGTATTGAAGTACCAGGCAAAACAGATATGAAAGTGGGTAGTCTAATTAGATTTAATTTTCCAAGTGTTGGAGAAAAAACAAAAGGTATGTCCAGAGAGGAACTTTTTGATCCTAAAATATCTGGTATATGGGCAGTTTCTGGTGTGTTACACGATATCACTCCATCTGAGCATAAAATGACATTAAATATTGTCAGAGATGCATACGGAGATACCAGTGTCAGTTAAAACTAAAAAACAAGGAATATATCCACAGTTTACTTGGTGGCAAGGAATTGTTGAAGATAGATATGACCCCGATAAACTTGGAAGATATAAAGTTCGAATTTTTGGCTATCATACAAATGATAAAACTAAGATGCCAACAGAAGAATTACCGTGGGCTATTCCTATGCAACCAGTTACCTCTGCGGGTATATCAGGAGTAGGAACAAATACTTCTGGTCTTGTAGAAGGTAGTGCAGTTATTGGATTTTTTGCTGATGGACCAGATGGACAAATTCCAATTATTATGGGTAGTTGGGGTTCTATGTCATATTTACCAGAAGACGGTGACGGTAAAGTTATAGAATTCGATAGAGATAAAACTGGGTTCTATGATCCAAACGGTGTATACCCTAGACAAAAAAAGAAAGATGAATTTGGTGAAGAATATGATGAAGGTAAAAATGTATTAAAAGAAGCAGACTCTTCTAGACTTTCTAGGGGCGGAGATGTAGCAGAAGAACATTTCTCATTAAAGGCAAAGAGAGATATTCGTATAGGTTCTGCTGATGTTGATGATGGTAGAAAGATTGGTAAAGCATTTGCACCAAAAATGACTGTGTATGAAGAAAACGAAACTTCTTTATTTCATCCTGGTTTAGATAAAAACGGAAATCCGCTGGCGACTCCAACACCACCACCCAAATATACACAAGAATTTTGGGAAGAGCCACACCCACAAGGAGTGGAGAAATCAGTTTCAGAATATCCACATAACAAAGTGACTGAGACAGAAACAGGACACATATTTGAAGTTGATGATACTCCTGGTGCAGGAAGAATTCACCAGATGCACAACTCTGGTACATATGAAGAGATACAACCAGATGGTACCAGATCAGTAAGAATTCAATCTGAAGATTATGAAATCGTTATTAGTAATAAGCATCTACTTGTTAAGGGAGACTTTAATATTACAGTAGAGGGTGATTATAATCTTAATGTTTTAGGTAACAAGTATGAAGACATACTAGGTCATTCTTTTGAAACTGTTCGTGGTAGTAAAGTAAGTAAGACACAAGGAAATAGAATTGAAGAGACCTTAACTGATAAATCTAGTCTTGTTGTGGCCAATCAATGGGAAACCATACAATGTAGTCAAGGACAAGGAGTAGTCTCTAAGAGAATTGCTGGTGAGTATATCAAAGCAATTGGAAGAAAGAACACAACTACTTATGCTTTAGGTACGGATGTTACAGTTAGTGGAGATTATAAGATTGCAACGTTACCTTCATTTGGCGTGGATCTCACTGAATCTGGTATAGAACCCGTTATTACATATGGTGATTTCCAAGTACTTACTGCGGGTGATGTAACTCTCGCAACAAAACTAACACCAAACTTTAACGGTACATTCCCGACAGTATCACTACAGTCTGCGTATATTAATACAATGGGAACTATGGGTCACTTAGAAGCGATTGGTATAGTACCTGTTATTCCACCTTTACCAGGACAGATAGTAGGTAAACGTATTATGAATTCTGTCACTGCATTTGATGGAACGTCATACGATGAGAAAATTATGCTTGGTAATGTGAATAGGATGGTGGCAGTTGGTAATATAACTGAGACAACCGGTGTTGGAACATATAATATTACTTCAGCGGGAGTTATTAATATCACTGGTTCGGCAGCTACGAATATTCTGGGTACAACAACTACCCTTACTAGCACGACTCTTATTAAACTTTCAGCACCAGCAATTAAACTTAACTAGGGAATAAAAGAATGGCAGATTGTCAAATAGGAGCATTAGGAGAATTAGCTGACAAGCTAGACGAAGGCTTCTCCATTATTCAGGACAAAATGCAACTTGTTCAAAACAAGATCAATTCAATTCCTGGTATCATTGATGCGGAGTTGGCGGCAGTCTATGCAGAAATACAACTACAATTACAGACACAGTTTCCACAACTTACTAGTTTAGCAGATTTAAAAAAGGCTTTACCAGAAGAAATTAAAGACATAGTTTCACTTGCAAACCAGGGAGTCTTATTTTTAAGTGAAGTAGAAAGACTTAAAGAAAAGTATGAAGATGCTGATATAGACTTATTGAAAGATCCAGAAAACATAACAAATCTTCTACGGGACCTACAAGGAGATTTAAACAAACTATGTGATTTGGTTCCTACTTACAAAGAAGTTACTGATCCAGAAACTGGCGAAAAGAAAATGGAGTTACGTGGTAGAGGAAATTCAGAAATCGAAGTTAGATCAAGACCTAACATTGAAGCAAAATCTTTGCTATCAAAAGAAGGTAGAAAACTTGCAGTCAAACAGATTAAAGATAGTTTAGGAAGTATCAGAGCAGTGCTTCCGGAAGGCGGCACAGGAAATATATCTAAAGAAGGCGAAAATCGCTATGGATGGTAATTAGGAGTTATAAATAGAACTATGAGAAAAGAACCTGTAAGACTCTATAAAGACATCGATATGAAGTTTACAAAGAACTTTATATCTAAGGACATTGGCAAAAAATTTGATGTCCATGCTGTTCGTCAGGCAATGAAAAATATAATCTATACCAATCTGAATGAAAGACCCTTTGAACCCAATTGGGGATCTCAGATACGCCAGTTGATGTTTGAGCCAATAGATGATACTACTGGTAGTGCATTGCAAAAATTAGTACAACAAGCAATTTCAAATCACGAACCTAGAGTTGATGTAAAAAGAGTACAAGTACTTGCGAATCAACAAGATAACGAATATCGCATTTATGTATATTATTACATATTAGGTATTAAAGATTTACAAGAAATGGATTTAGTCTTGTCGAGGTTAAGATAATGCCTAGTGTACTAGTTGGACCTGCAACCGCTGGCGCAGATGAAGCCCATGTGACTCCATTTGGAGTTGGCGCGGTCACACTAGCCAACGTGACTGTCAAAGCTGGAACAACTTATATAGTATGTGTTGGGGATGTCGTGGCACCACACAGCGGAACTTCCTCGACCCCGCACGTGGCACCGATAACAGTAAGTACAGGATCTAGTACGGTAACAATAAATGGGAGAGCCGTGGCTATGGTAGGTTCAGTGGCTTCATGTGGGGGAATTGTCACTACAACTCCTTACCCTACTGTCATAATTGGCGCATAAATAAAAATAAAGAGAGAAGAGAAAAAACATGGCAATCAAAAACGTCACAAATTTAGACTTTGAAGAAGTAAAAGCAAATCTAAAAACTCACCTTCAATCACAAGAAGAGTTTTCTGATTACAACTTTGATGCTTCTGGACTGTCTGTTTTAATTGATCTTCTTGCATATAATACACATTACAATGCAGTTATGGCTCACATGATTGCGAATGAATCATTTATTGATTCCGCAGTAAAAAGAAATTCCGTTGTTTCAATTGCAAAGACTATGGGATATACTCCTAGATCAGCAAGGTCTGCAAAAGCATATGTTGATTTTACTATTACACCAGATCCTACATACACTTCTAATACATTATTTATTCCAAAATCCACAGTATTTACTACATCTGTAAATGGCAAATCATATGCTTTCTCACCTTCAACAGATAAAACAATTACAAAAACTTTTAATTCTGCAGGTACTGAACAGTTTGTTGCAACAGGAATTGAATTAGTTGAAGGTAGGCGTACAACAACATCTGAAATTATTACTGCTACTAACTTACAAGGTCCAATACTTTTACCAAATAATAATGTAGACACCACTACAATTCAAGTAACAGTAAAAGCAAACACAAATAGTAGTGTTACAGATACATATGTATTTTCAGATACAATTTTGGATGTAACAGACACATCAAAAGTGTTTTATATTGAAGAAGCAACTTCTGGATTTTATGAAGTATCTTTTGGTGACGGTGTTTTAGGTAAAAAACTAGAAATAGGAAATATTGTAACAGTAGATTATGTTGTTTGTAGTGGTTCTAATCCAAATGGTGCTAGAGCATTTAGGAACGCACAAAATTTATCAGGAGCAAATGAAAGTATTGTTGGAACAGTAACAACAGCCGCAAGTGGTGGAGCTGTTAGAGAAGATGTTGAAAGTATCAGATTCACTGCTCCTAGATATAATGCAGTAAAAAATAGAATCGTAACAAGAACAGATTATGAAACTGTTATTAAAGCCGCAAATCCAAACATTAAGTCCGTTACCGCTTGGGGTGGTGAAGACAATGATCCTCCTATTTACGGAAGAGTTTTTGTATCTTTACAACCAGAAGACGGATTTACGATTACGACAGAAGAAAAGAACACTCTCAAGAATGATGTAATTGCCTTAAAACAACCTATTACAATGGATACCCAGTTTGTAGATCCAGAGTTCACTTTTGTTGGTTTAAATATTTCAGCAACATATGACCCTAAAGTAACTTCACAATCTCCTTCTGCACTAGAAGCATTAATCATTGCTGAAGTACAAAGTTATTTTGCTGGTACACTAAACGCTCTGAAGAAAAATTTCTATTACTCATTTATAACCAATAGAATCAATAATGTATCTAAGTCTATTATAGGTAACAATATTGAGTTACGTATTCAAAAACGTCTTATTCCAGTATTAAATAATAACACTAGATACGAACCTAAATTCAACAATAAAATATTACCTAATTCTATTAGAACAAATTACTTTAATGTAATCATAAACAATGTAACATATTCTAAAGTTTCAATAGTAGATAAACCTAATGCTGATGTTATCGCTCCAGTTTATTCTGGTTTAGGAGTTTTAGAACTACGTGACGTTGATTCTAACACCATCTTATTAGAAAATTTAGGAACTATTGATTATGATACGGGTGCACTTGACATACCATCAATTAATGTAGCATCTGTTAATGGTGCAGTGCCTGATATAAGAGTTAGTGCAACACCACATGAAGGATCTAAAGATATTTCTACTGACGTTTTAATTAGAACTTCAGAAGAACAAAAATTTGCAGTTACTCCTTTACCAGCAAGAAATATTATTTTGAATTTGGACAAAAGTTCAGTTGATAGTTTGAATAATATAAGAGCCGGAGTAACGGTTACAATGGTACCAAGAGTAGCTGACTAATGAGTGTAGCTCCTAGATTTCAAAAATTCTTAAAAAATATTACCGTCACGAACGGCGGTAGTGGATTTCAGCCAGGCAATTCAAATGTATTGACTTCTGGAGACCAGCAATATGCTATTGACTATTTTGGAGAAAACTATGTTCTTTATTTTGGACAAACTACAACTACTCTTGTAGCAGATTTAAAAGTATTAATCGGTGCGCCAACAAGTACAATACCCGGCGATGATTTAGTACGAGCAACAGCCACAGCAACACTAAGTTCTTCTGGTGAAGTCACTGCAATTAATATTACCAATATTGGTGACGGATATATCACAGCACCAACTGTACAGCTTTTAGGTACTCCTAGTCTATTAACAAATACTTCAACTACTGACATACTAAGAGATGATGGCACTTATACTGGTATTGCAACTACATCATCTGATGGAATAGGAACAGGACTTACTGTTGATATTGTAGTAGAAAATGGAGACATTGTTAAGATTTTACCTACTGGAGGAGAAGATTATAGAATAGGAGAAGTTCTTTCTGTAGGTGCTATTACTATAGGTGGTACAGGTGAAGAAGATGACATTACGTTTACTGTTACAAAAATTAATGGTGGTAGTGGATTTACTGCAACTGTAGAATTAGATCAAGTTGGTAAAGAAAATAGTTATTATCCAGAAAAAATATCTACTACTGTAACAAATCAAATACCAGAATTTGTTCGTGATGAATATCCTCTATTTGCTACGTTCATTAAAAAGTATTACGAGTATCTTGAATCTAATACCACATCTTTTGGAATTTCTCCTACGAATGTTATTAATACCATACAAGATAGATTAGATGTTGACTTTAAAGATAATTTAGAAGAAACAAGTACTGATTTCTTAGATGAATTTTTTGAAGATTATGGTAAAGATTTTCCTGTTACCATGCAAGCAGATAAAAATCTTCTTGTTAAACACATAACAGATTTCTATACTTCTAAGGGTACTAAAAAAGCAATAGAAAATCTATTTAAGATAATGTACAACGAAAACATCGAAGTTTTCGTTCCTAATTCTCTTGTTCTAAGACCATCAGACAATAATTGGTCAAGGGAATATGTCGTTAAAGTATATGAAAATATATTCTTACCTGCTACTGGTGGTACAATATATGACCCCACGGAGTTTGAAGGTAAAGCAGTTATTATAAGTTACTTTGAATCTACTGGATCAGTTACTACTAGAAAAGAAAGAGAAACGGTTGTCAAGCAGGTTAAGAAAATTTCTTACACTGTGCCGCAAGCATATGAACTTACTTTAGAATTACCCGATGATTTTGTAATTCCAAGTATAGGAACAGGAGCAACTTATACTCCCGTACTTGGTGGTAAAATTGCTACGATAAATTCTTTAAGTGGAGCAGATGCTAGTAGAACTACTGGCACTTATGTTATAGACACTACAGAATATACAACAAACGGAAATGGTACTGGTGCAGAATTTAATGTGGTCGTTGATAATACTGGTCAAGCTACAGTATCGATTACCACAGTAGGAGATAACTATGCTCCTGGTGAGACTATTACTATTCCTGATACAAGATTAGGAAATGGTGGTGGCGCCGCGCTGACATTTAATATTGCAACAATTACAGATGGTAAAATATTTTCGATTACCATCGATAGTGCTGGTGAACAATACTCAGCAAATCATCCGTTAATTGTAACAGCAGACACAAGTGATACAATTACACAAGTTGCTGAGCCTCTTGTACGAGTTACGGATGGCAAAGCAACGTCTGTAGTTTTTGTAGACGATAAAAATGGAGTTGGATATAATCATATTCCTCAATTGAGAGAATCACTTTATTTCCAAGCGGCTTACATAAGTTTGCCAACTGATGACAGAACTGATGCAAACAGTAAAAGAGCAATACCAAATAGAATTTTACATAAAGTTGCAGTAAAGTCAACAACAGGTGAGGCAAATGGAGGCTTTGCTGTTGGACAATCTTTTCAAGTCGATGAAAATGCAACGTTAAGTCCATACGCATTAGATTATTTTGGTGAAGATTACACATTAACTGGTATTGCCAATCGCGCATTTGTCAAAGTCGCACAAGTTGGAACAGATAATTTCCCAACGGCACTAGATGTAATTGCTATCGGAGTTGGATTCCAGTCATCTACATTCGACTTTAATATTGTATCTCCTTTAGGTTATACAACAACTCTTACTTGTACTACTGGGTATAATGCAGTTTATCCCGGAATCTTTGAAGACACTCGTGGATTCTTATCCGATGCAAATAAAGTACAAGATAGTAGATTATATCAAGCATTCTCATATCAAATTAGATCGGAAAGACCTAAATCAGAATGGGGTGAATTTGTAAAACGAGCGGCTCATCCATCTGGTATGGTAGCATTCTCTGATCTACAGATAAAAAATGCTATTGATTTTAATACCGTTACTTCTGTTGATACTGATCTATTCTTCTATGTGGTTATGCCAGATATAGAAGAAGTTCTTGTAAGTGAAACGGTTGCAAAAGATATGCACTTGCCTTCAGAAGCAGATACATATGCAACATCTGAGCCATACTATTCTATGGAGCCAGGTCTTAATAAAGTAGATATTACAGACTTTACTGAGTTACTTGCTAAAGATATAGAAACTGTTTATACAGATGAAGTTAATCCATTCCACGGATCTCTTGTATTCGATGTAGAAGCTGTTCTGATTGACAACAGTATAGTTGATGATAATGCTCCGTTATTTGTTATTGAAAGTGTATTGGCAGATACTTATGATGCAGATGATTTAACTGCACTTGAAACCAGTAAACCACTTTCAGATTCTTATCAGTTTGAAGACACCGATTCTGAATATGCGGTAGATTACTTTGCAAATGATAATGGTAATTATACTGCTGGTGTTCCTCTTGTAGTACTTCATTTTGATAAACATTTTGATCAGCTAACTTTTGGTGCATACGCGACAAATTACTTTGCTGAAGACTATACAGATGAAACTTCAGAAGCCAACTCAAATAATGCTGGTGATAGGGTGCACTATTCAGATGTACCTTCAGTCGAATGGCAATCAGGAATTATAGCAGATACATTCAATGTTCAAGATAGTGCTGTGGTTACTCTGATTATAGTTAGAGCGGTAAATGATTCACTGACAACTGCCGACAATGTAGAATTATTAAATATTGGTTTGGGTCCAACAGAAATAGTTTCAACTGCTGACCCAATAAATGTGATGAATGTTACCACAACATATACAGATACTTACTCATCACAAGATGTCTTGACAGGAAAAGATGTAGGTATGTTACCTACAGAGTCTATAGAAACATCTGAAAATGTGTTGAAATTCCCAAGTATAAATAAAACAGATACATCAAACGCAAATGAATCTGGATCAGTTATAAAAACAGATTTTGTTGATAGTACTGATTACTTCTTAGAAGATTATGTCGCATCTGAAGTAAGAAGCATTGCGTAAGTGTTATAAATAGAATTGTAAAATGTTCGTAAAAACCCATAGGAGATAAAAATGGACAGCAAGTTAAAACTAAACGCTACAGGCAAGTTGCACGTAGCACTTTATGGACCAGATGGTTCTTTGAAAGAAGAGCGTTCGGTTACCAACGTGGTAGTAGACGATGGTCTAGACCACATCGCAAGTAGATTGGGTGCATCTTCTGCTCCAACTGCAATGTCACACATGGCAATTGGATCAAGCAGTACTGCCGCAGCCTCTGCTGATACAGCACTTGGAACAGAATTGGGTAGAGTTGCATTAACATCTACTACTGTTACCAATTCATCTGTACAGTATATTGGAGATTTTCCAGCTGGTACTGGTACTGGTGCAGTAGTTGAAGCCGGTGTATTGAATGCATCAAGTGGTGGAACATTATTGTGTCGCACTGTTTTTGCAGTGGTTAACAAAGGTGCCGCGGATACGTTGAAGATTACTTGGACCGTAACTGTAGCTGATTCTTAATATAGTTTAGGTATCTAATAGTGACTTTACTACTTACAAATCAGGCTAGAGTACAAAACGCTAGGTCATTCTATAGGGATGTATTTAACAATAATGACTACTTTTATTTTTATGCGAGTAGACCATTACCCTGGACAGATGACCTGGTACCAACTATTCCTGAAGACGCACAAACACAACTTTCTGATGTTAGGCGCGATGCTCTCTTTGTAAAAAGAGTTCAAGGAGCAGATTGCTGTCTTCTTGCCACGCGCAGAGATTGGGTAAGTGGTACGGTTTATGATCAGTATGACGATGGTTATACAGCATCAAATACTGCAACTAGTGGAGCTACATCTTTGGCATCATCATTGTTTTATGTGATGACAAGTGATTTTAATGTATATAAATGTATTGAAAATAATAGTGGTGCTCAGAGTATCAGAAAACCAACCAGTACAGGCTCAGAAGTATTTGAGTTAAATGACGGGTACAAATGGAAATTCATGTACCAAGTTGCTGTGGCAGATAGAGGTAAGTTCTTAACGGATGATTATCTTCCTGTAAGAAAGGCTTCTGGTTCTGGTCAACCAGCATTTGATGTAAATGGAGAAATTGATACCCTAACGGTAACTGCTGGTGGTTCTGGATATACTAGTGCACCTATTGTCACTATTGAAGGTGATGGAACAGGAGCATCTGCAACTGCTACATTAACTGGTGGAGCAGTAACAGGAATTACTTTAGATACAGAAGGTTTTGGATATTCATTCGCTTTTGTTAAGTTTACTGGTGGTGGAGGCACTGGTGCTGCCGCTACAGCTACTTTAGGATCAACAGAGACAGATACACTACAGTCAAACGTTGAATCACAAGCAGTAGCAGGTACTCTTGATCGTATTGTAGTTACCAATACTGGAGTAGACTATACTTCCGGTGATGCATTAATCACTATTACTGGTGATGGAACAGGAGCAACTGCTACTGCAACTATTAATGCAAGAGGAGAAATTACGTCAGTTACTATAGTATCACCAGGAACAGGATACACTTTTGCTGATATTACTGTTACACAAACTTTAGGTACTGGTAGTGGTGCAATATTCCGAGCAGTGGCTTCTCCTATTAACGGTCATGGAGCACACGCACAAAAAGAATTGTTTGCTACAAATCTTGGCGTAAATGTATCATTTGCAAATGATAATGATGATATCATTGTTGGAGATCCACTCTCATCACCACCTGCTGGTCAAGATTTTAGACAGATCGGTATCATAAAAAATATTACACAATATGGAAGTAGCACATTGTTTACCAATACAACTGCAACTCCATGTTTTATAGTTTCAGTATCAAACACAGGCGAGTATAGTTTAGACGATGTTATAACATCATCTGACGGTGGAAAATTTATTGTAATACAAAAAGTAGATTCTGACGACAACGCCGCATACGATCAAATATACTTACAACGAATATATGGCAATATAACTGCTACGTCAACATTAACAAACGAGACAACATCAACTGGAAATTTGAGTATAAATAGTATTACAAACCCAGAGATAGATGTATTTTCAGGAGATATCCTTTACATTGACAATAGACGACCTGTTGTCAGAGATGTTGATCAAACAGAAACTATTAAAGTCGTATTTAAATTTTAGGACAAAAAAATGGCACTAGACCTTAACGTATCACCATATTATGACGATTTTGATGCATCAAAACAGTTTGAAAGAGTTCTTTTCAAACCTGGTGTAGCCGTACAGGCAAGAGAATTAACTCAACTTCAGTCATATCTTTCTAACGCTATCAACAATTCTGCTAGGTTTGCTCTTTCAGATGGTCAAAGAGTATTTGGTGGTGAGTCCACAATTTTACGTAAACCATATATTAAAATCAATGATGTTGACGCTTCTGGCACTACCGTTGTAGATGCCGATCTATCAACATATGTGGGAGATACGATTACAGGATCAGTTACTGGAATCACAGCAAAAATTTTATCATCGCAAACTGGTACTGACTCTGATAATAGAGATAAGAAAACTTTTTACCTAGCTTACACTGGTGGTAATCCTACTGGCGCTGGATCTGAGGGTAGTTCGATTCACTTTGACAAAGGAGAAACTCTTACTGTATCATCAACTGTAACTGCCAGAAATAATAAAACATTTGTAGTTGATAATACAACAAGTAATACTGACATATCTTTAAACTATTATGGTTATGGATTGTTTTTCGTAATTGCAGACGGTGTATTTTTTGCAAAAAAACAATTTGTAACTCACAACAGACAAGAAATTTTATTAGACAAATATAAAACTGATGGAAGTTTCTACGTAGGTCTTAAAGTAACTGAATCTGTAGTAAATTCTGATTCTGATGCATCTCTACTTGATCCCGCATCTGGTTCATTTAATTACAACGCACCGGGTGCAGATAGATTTAAAATTGCAACAACAATAGCCAAAAAAGCACTTACAGTCGATAACAATTTCGTGTTAGAAGCCGACGAAGATTTCGTTGCTGTTGACAAAATTATAGACGGTAGTTATTATCAAAAACTTCCAGACGATGCTGGCGCTCTTGCTGAACTGGGTAGAATTCTTGCTGAAAGAACGCATGAAGAATCTGGTAACTACATGGTTGAACCATTTACTTTGCAGGTTCAAGAGCATCTTAAAACTTCTTTTAATAATGGTAAGTTTGCGTCTGACGATCCTGACAGACCAGGAAACTCGCAAAAATTAGCGTGTATTATTGGTAATGGTACTGCATATGTTGGTGGATATAGATATAATTTTCGAACTCCAACAGTAGTAGATATTGATAAAGCAACAACGACAACAATTCAAGAAGGTCAAACTATATCAACAGGATACGGAAACTATTTCATTGTAGATGAATTTGTCGGTGCTTGGAATATT